GTCCCGTGGAATGTAAAGGCAAAGCACAAATTCGCCTTTCTGCGGCAACCACGGCTTTACAATCAAATCGTGCTTGTGGCTTTCAAATTGCGGGTAGCCGCTCCCGCCCGCTTCATACTCCGTTCGGTACGGGGCGTAATATTCGGGAATCCAAGGCGGATTTTTCAACACCTTTAATTCCCCGGAAACAATCGTTTCCCCCTTGTCCTCGAAAATGACGCGGGCGGTCCGTTCCTCCACATTGACAGAGGAAACCCAGCCCGTCCGCACGATGTTTTTTAATACGTTCAAATTCAGGTCGTCCATTAGTAGCCCTCCAGCACCCGGCGCAATGTAATGTCCGTCTTGTAACCTCCGCTTTTAGAAATGCTGTGCGTCGCGGTTTCAATGATGTATTTCCCGTCAAAGGCTCCATAGCCGGAAACCTCCACCGTTACCCCGGCAACCAGCCGCGTGTCCCCGGAAAGAGTGAACGACGCTTTATACTCCGACTTGTTTTTTTGCCGTAGCCGCTTCATTGCAAGCTGGCGGGCTTCCTCGCGGGTCGAAACCTTTTCGTTTACCTCCAGCACTTGCCCGGATTTATCCGCGCCCTGCGGCGTATAGGTGTATTCAATCGTCGTTTTCTTTTTCGGGTCCGTATAGGACACGTGACAGCTACTAAAGGCCGCGTCGTGTAAGCTGGTGGAAAAGGACCAGCGCGACACGTTCGCCGCTCCTTTCTGAATCACCATGACCGCGCCTTTTTGCTCATAGTCCGCCGCGTCAAACAGAACGATCATTTTTGCGGTGACTTTCAGGCTGATTCCCGCGTTTTTACAAAGGCGCTGTAAAAAGGTAATGTCGGATTCCTGCATTTGCTCTTTCCGGTCATAAAACGGGTCTGTTGATGATTCAAACATACAGGCAAGCCCGTTTTTACCGGCGATTTCATTTGCAATCGCCGAAAGCTTGATTTTCTCCCATGCCTTTGTTTTTTTCTGCGTTCGGGCGGCGGTCTTATATGGGATTGACCCGGCCTTGATATTCACTTTCGCCGGGGGGCCGGACCCCTCCACGGTGTCAACCTCGAACGTCCCGCAATCCAGCACCCGGTCCCCCGCCGATTCCCAATTCTTTTGAATGATGACGGCGGAAACCTCCGCGGATTTTCCCGCCGTCGCGTTGTTCAGCCAGTTTCCCAGCCAAATCCATTCACGATCTGCAAGGGAAAGTTGCAAATCGTCCGCTTTGTCCTCTTCGTTGTCCGTGTAGGTCATGGAAAGCAAGTCCCGGTTAATATCTGCGGTCACGTCTGCGCCGTCCAGAAACAGCTTGATTTCCGCTCTTCGTGCGTTCATCCCTGCCCCCTTTTCCACGGCGGCAAGCCGCCAGCAACCCGCGGTTCGGGGTCAGGGATATTCAGCACGATTCCCGCCGGGAAAACGAAAAGGCGGCGGAATTCCGGGTTTGCCTTTATGATCTTGTCGGTGTATGTTTCGTCGCCCAGCGTCTTGTAGGCGATACCGTCCCACATATCCCCGGCAATGGTCGTATATTTAGTCATAGGCCCGCCGCCTTTCGTCGTCCGCCCGCTGGCGGTCCCGTTCGTCGATTTCCTGCAAAAGTTCTTCGTCGTGCTTCCGCAAGATTTCTTCAATGTCCTGTGCTTGTGCGTCGTTCCCCACATGGAAAACCGGCGCGCTATGAATGACAACCGATCTTTGACGGTCAGCCGTCGAAAGCGTCGGCGGGTTCACGTTCGGGGCTTCCGCTCCCACGTTGGCCAGCCGGTACTGCTGAAAGCCGCCGTTGCCCGTCAGGGTCTTTGCCATTCCTGCAAGGTTCGTGAAAATCTGCCCGGTTTCCGCCGCCTTGAAAACGGTTCGGTTCCGGGCGTTGGTGATAAGTTCCGCGCCCTTTTCACCCGCTATGAACGTGTCAGGTGTCCGGGGCGTGCCTTTTGCGAATTTCGGAATCAACGGAATGTTGATACCCTTTCCGCCAACACCGGGGACCCAATCGGGAATTTTTAGCTTGTTCAGCCCTCCAATCAACCCGTTTATAATGTCGATAATTCCGTTCATTGCGCCCTTTGCAATGCCCTTGATCGCTTCCCAAACGCCGGAGAAAATGCCTTTCACTCCCTCCCAAACGCGGGACCAATCGCCGGTAAAAATCCCGGCAAACACGTTCAAAAGGCCCTGAATTGCGGTCAGTACGCCGCCGATCACGGACCGGATAGCTTCAAGGTATGTTCCGATCAGTGATTGAATCGTAGGCATAAGGGCTTGAATTATCCCCATGACGGCGGTTGCCACCGTTTGAAAGATTTCCCAAATGCTTTGAATAACCCCCGTGATCGTGGGTCCCCATTCAACAAAGGTCTGCGCGATTTGCGGAAGTACGGTCGTAACGATGAACGCGAACAGTTCTTCAATGATCGGCTTTACGCTGGTGTCGATGAACGAAATAAACTGCCCGATCACGCCGCCCACCGTCTGCATGATAGAAACGAACGTGTCGAACACGGCAACGCCCTGTTCGCCGAAAATTCCGTTGATGAATTCCCGCGCACTTGCAAGGTTTCCGTCGCTGAAAATACCCTTGATCGTGTCGCCGATGTTGGTAATCACGCCCACGATGTTGTCAAAGACGGCAACCCCCGCCGGGCCGAATACTTTTTCAACCCCGGCCCGTATTTCGTCCAGGTGGTCCCGGAAGATCTGAACGGCGGCAATAATCAGGCCGATCACGCCGACAACAGGAAGAATCTTCCCGGCGATACCGCCGAACGGTCCCAAAATCGCCCCGCCCAGCTTTTGGAGCGGCGCAATCATGGTTGTTAGTTTGCTGAATCCCTTTCCGACAACGCCGCCGATCTTCCCCAGCGGCCCGGCGGCGATTTTGCTTCCCGCTCTTGCGAAAATGCTTGTCACCTTGCCCGCGGCCCCGGTCGCCAGCCCGCCGATACCGGAAAACGCTTTAGAGAATATCCCGCCCGCGGCTCCGCCGATACCGGAAAACAGATTTCCGATCTTCGTTCCGCTGAACAGGCCGGTAAAGGCGCGGCCCACGCCGCCCGCCGCATTTCCGATTCCGCCGAAATAGCCGATCACGTTTTTTGCAACGCCTTTCAGCGTGCCGGAAAAGCCCCGCGAATTGACGCTTGCAAGGTTAAAGACGGTTCGTATTCCCTCAAAGCCTTTTTGGATTGTAAGCCTTGCGCCGTTCAGTTCCAAAAAACCGATTTTCGCGGCCTGCCCTGCGGCCTTTAGTCCCAAAACCGCACCGCCCACTTTCACAAGTGTTGAAAGCAATTTCGGGTTTTCCTGCGCCCATGCCGAAAAGTTTGTGATTAGAACGGACAGTTTTTCCGCCGCTGTCGCTACATAGGGCAAGAATGTATCTCCCAGCACAAGTCCAAGGTTTGACAAAGCGGTTTTTGCTCTTTCGATTTTTGCCGCCGTTGTATTTGTAGCCTTTTCAAATGCTGATTGCGCCGCTCCTCCCGCTTCATACATTTGCGCCGTCTTGTTTCTGAAATTGTCTGCCTGTTCTCCCGCAAGCGAGATGACCGCCGTTTGCGCTTCAACGGAACTGAACAATTTTGCAAATTCCAGTTCATTTCCGCCGACGCTTTCTTTTAACAATTCAAGCGCACCTTGTAGCCCTTTACTTTCAAGCAAATCTTTTCCGGTTGCATATCCGAGTTTTTCCAGCGATTTAGTCATGTTGGTGGACGGAGACAAAAACCCTTGCATTGTCGCTTTTAATTGTGTTGATACCTCCGCCGTTTCTCCTGTTACCCCTGTAAGGGTTGACATTGCCCCGAATAAATCTTCTTGCTTTACGCTTAATGTGGACGCAAGCGGAATCACCTTCCCCAATGATGAAGCAAGTTCGGGGAATGATGTTTGACCAAGTTTTACGGTTTGAAATGCTAAATCTGCCGCTTTTTGCTGTGCTTCCGCTGATATATCGCCATATCCTTTTGTGACCGCCGAAAGCAAGTTTATGGAATCTGTTGTTGTAGCCCCTCCAGCTTTTGCGGCTTTAGACGCTATTTCAAGTAATTTCGCGCTTTCTGCTGAATCTCCAAAAGCAGAAATCACTTGATAAAGTCCGTCCGTTAGGTTGTCAGTTCCAACGCCCGTTGCATTTGAAAGGTTTACTACATCTTTTCTCAATTCCGCTATTCTTGCTGAAATTGCTGGAATATCACCATCAAGCAAGGTTGAAACGTTCGCCATCTGGCTTTCAAACTCAATGGATTTTTTTACCGGCCCGGCGTAAATCGCCGCCCCCAGCGCCGTGATTGTCCCGATTGTTCCGGCAAACTTCCTTTTTGCGCCGGAAATGGCTTCTCCGTTTTTTTCTATTGCGGTGTTCAGTCGTGCTATTTCTTCTTGACTGTTCTTCAGCCGCCCATAGCTTTTTGCCAGTCGTTCGTTTTCCTGTTCCAAACGGGACGTATCAACGCCCGCATTAGAAAGTTCGTCGCCCAACGTCCGCAACCTGGCTTCCTGCGCTTCGATCTTTGCGGTCGTGTTGGCAATCTGCCGTTCATTCCGCTCCATAGCGGCCCGCAATTTCTCCGACGGCTGTTCTGTTTGGCTTAATTCCCTCTGTAAACGGTCGTGTTCTGCGGTCAGCCGTTCCAATGTCTGCCGGTTCGATTCAAGGGCTGTTGACTGTTTCTTGAACGCTTCGATCTTTCCGGTGGTAGAATTCAGCTTTTGCATGGTGTTTTGCAGTTGCCGTGTTGTATTGATCGCGCCCTTGAACGCCGCGTTGAAGTTTCCGCCCAAAGACGCTTGCAGTTTGAAGAGTAGTTCGTACTCTTTTCTTGAACCAGCCAAATTCTCACCCCCATTTGGGCATAAGAAAGGGAACCACCCGTTTCAGGTGGTTCCCTTTTCCTGTGTTATTGTCATTTCACGCTGTCGATCATTTCTTGAATTACTTCTTCAGCGGAATTGTGCTTGAAATAGTCGGTAGTCGTTTCATTGCCGTTGTCATACTTAATTGTTATACCATCTTCTTTTGCGAAATGGTCAATGATGTAATAGCCGGAATACTCGCTTTCTTTATCCTCTCGAAAGTCAAACCATGTTCCATAGACATACAGTAAAGCCGAAACCCAAGAATCATTAGCATATTCTACGGTCATTATACGGTTTTCATTGCTCATACTGTTTTCGCCGATCTTGTCAAATGCGATTTCAAGATAATCGCCGGAATCTGCGCGTTTTTGTGCCGCGGCCCCCTCTGTATAGGCAACCC